GCTTTTCGCTCTTTTCGGCCCTAACTATGCTCTGAGAGGAGCGGTCTTTTTTTTAGTTTCTAATTGTTTTCAATGACTTAGACACTAAATGATAAGCGATGCCACCCCCTCGTAGTCTTGAATAAAATAATCTTTATAAGAGCCGGAATGGTAGTAGCGATAGATACCCTTAGCCTCTAGCGTGGTCTTACTGCTATGGCATGACGCGCATAGTGATTGGAATAGATTGATGTAGAAGGCTTGCTTCCCTATCTGTTGCCACGGGAACACATGATCGACGTGATGGGCTTGGGTTACTATGTTGCGAGATATACAACCAGCACATATAGGCTGCTTGCTTAGTTGGGTCTGTCGTACCTGTTGCCAGTGTCGGGAAGAGTATTGAGCATTGCTCTCTCTCCTCTCGTCTGTTGGTGCTGTGTATCTGCTTACTGTGTCCCTGCCCCCGTGCTGTAGGCAGTAGACTGTTACAGTGCGTGGGCTATTGCAGCCTAACTCCGCGCAGGTCTGTTGCTGTGGTACTGTCGGCATAGTGGTTAACGAATACATCAGTGAACACGATAGCTGGCAGTGATGCCCCTTCTACTATTAGCTTGGCATACTCTATGGTATCGGCTCGGTTACGTCCTGAGACTACTGCTGTAGTATGCCCCCACGGGCTACCTTCGTCATCGTAATGAATCTCCCTGACCTCGTAGTAGATACCAGACTCGTCCTCTAGCTTTACCATTCGCAATGTCCAGTTCATCTTAGGAACCTCAGTTTGTAGATAGTGCTGTCGATTAGTCCGGCTATCTCGTCAACTAAGTTCTGTAGTTCTGAGTCTTGGGGAAGGTCTTGGCGTTCGTCTTTAACGTAATCATTCAGACTGATGAGGTATTCTAGGGCGGGTGTAGGCAAGAAGTAATCTTGTTCATAGTTAGAGATGATGCCGTACTTTCCCTGATACGCCTCTACAAAGCTATCGACTAACTCTCCCATCTCCTCATAGTACGCACCTAGAGCAACGTGTTCAGAGTATGAGCGAGACTGAAGGTGAAGGATATGAGCATTGGTGACACTGTGAAGCATTGTTAGAACGAAGTGTTGTGGCGTGTAGTCCATCTTAGTCTCCTTAAATCCGCTGGCGTGGGCTGCGGCTGCTACTTGTAGGGCTTTCTGTTTGGTAGGGAATGGGCCTTTACTGCCCCAATACCATCCGTCTTTATCATTTCTGATTGGCATATCTACCTCAGTTTATAACGATCCCTACACGGCGCACATACGGACTCTATAAGGCGTCCACTGTACTCCCCACATAGAGTACACTCTCCGGGTTCGCCCTTCGCCAGCGGCTTCCTAGCCTGTTTAATCAATATGTCAAGCCGTTGTTGCGCTTGGTCATTCCCTATATCAGCTTCGTCCATCTACCATTCTCTGTCGATAACAAAATATCTTACACTTGCAGCCCCCATCTTGCACCTCATTAATGCCATAGGTGCGGAATCGTGCTATCAATTCCTTTCGGGCCTCTTTGCAGCGTTCCTTCGATATTAATCGTTCTCGACAGTCGCGGCAATTGAATTGGTATAGACCAGAATTAGGGTTCTGCTTTGCAGTCTCGCACTCAGGACATGTCAAATGTTGCTCCTGTAGACTCCAAGTTGATTCACACCAAGCCACTGCTCACACACAGCACGAGCTACGACCTCTGTCATTTTGGGAGGTACGCTCATGCCGATCATGTATTTGCCGATCTTGTCGGTCTTGGCTTGGTAATCGTCTGGGAATGAACCGAGGCGCTTCCATTCGCGGTAAGTTAGTTTACGGCATTGCTGCCAATGCTTAAACATATCGGTTGCTGTTAGCGTGTTGGATGGGGTTTTACCATCTAATTTCTTCGTCGAGAACCCAGTGGGTTTCCCTGTTTTCTTCATTGCCGCCACGCCATAATCGCTCCCGCATTCCGTCAAATACCACCACTTCAAATCATTAGTGGTGGGTGCCGTTTCTTCCTTCTCGTCAACAGTCAACTCCTGCACATCCTTCGTCGCCTCCCCAACACTAATCCACCTATGCGTCGGTGCCAACTTCAACGGAGGCACTTCAATATCGTCCCTCACTGCACAGAAGAACACCCTCTCACGCTTTTGAGGTACGCCGCAATCGGCACCATTCAACAGGAATAACTGCGGCCTGTAACCCAACTCCTTGAACCGCCCCATAACCATCTTGGTGTAGCCTTTGGCGTTGCCTAGAATCATCCCCTTTACGTTTTCCGCAATAGCAACCTTTGGTTGCAGTCTGCCAACCAAATCCAGATAATCGAAAAACAGATCACTCAATACCTGCTTGGATTGCCCTTCCCGAAAGTGCTTATCTTTGCCCCATGACTTTTCACGACTCCCGGCCATACTGAACGTGCTGCACGGTGGTGACCCGTCGAGAATGTCTAGCTCGAATAACTCAGGCGGGAGGTCTGCGGTCAATAGGTCACGGATGGGGCAAAGATAATAATGCTTAGGTTTGATGTTCAGTTTGTAGTGCCACGCCATTTCGGGGTCAATGTCATTAGCTGCCACCACCTCGCACCCTGCGCGCTTGTAGCCCATACTTGAGCCGCCGCCGCAAGCGAAGGTACTCATTACCTTTATGCCGTTTTTCGGCACGCTGTCGAGGTCAAACAAGTTCCACGCGCAGTCAGGTTTTTGCATTGAATTCAAATCCGCACTTGGGACAGGTATCGCACAGCTTGTAATCGTCTGGGTCAATCTCTACGGCGCTGGAGTCTGGGTAATTTTCCCCCGGCGCAAGCCCAACTATTTCATTGACCGTAAATCCAGTCAAATCCATATTGACCCCGAATTCTGTCAGTTCGGTTAACTCTAAGGCTAGAAGTTCCTCGTCCCATCCGGCGTTCATAGCGATCTTATTATCTGCGATGATGTAAGCCCTTCTTTGCGTCGATGACAGATGATTTAGACGGATGCACGGCACAGTATCTAATTCAAGTTTGCGTGCAGCCAAGACCCTCCCGTGGCCTGCTATGATGCTCGACTGCTCATCTATTAGAACGGGATTGTTAAAGCCGAACTCCCTAATACTTGCCGCGATCTGAGCGACCTGCGCTTCACTGTGAGTCCGGGCGTTGTTTGCATAAGGAATTAATGTCTCAATGCCGATCTGTTCAACCTGCATTGACGAATCCCTCGATAGCCCCGGCTTTTACTGCTGGCACTGACATTCTGACGCGGTGATAGGTATATGACCAGACCTCTTTCCGTCCTTTGATCTCATCCGACTTGATCCTAACTCGGGTGACGTACCGCTGCTTTAACAGGTAGCACATGACCATAGAGATTTCATTAGACTTTAAGGCAGTCTTTTCTGCGATCTGGGCCAGCGTTATCTCGCCAACATGATCTCGTAGTATTGCTCGTATTTTTACTGCTGCGTTAGCCATTCCTGTCTCCTATGATGTAGTAGCCACGCGAGTATTATATCTCATATAACTACAGCAGCTATGACACATATTAGACCGCCAACGGATGCTACGAAAGCCACTTTGATCCATAGCACGAGCCGCCTATCATCTTCATCCCAACTACTTGAGATATAGCCCCGCCCTATGCCGCGAGGAGCGTTTAGATAGGGTAGATACCCATCGTAATTTTTGCTGCGTTCCGCGCCTTCTCTGCTTGTTCTGGGGCTAGTATCGTAGTTAGAGTTCATTAGAAGTCACCTCTGTTTAATGGTTCTGCCTGTCCGTGGCGTGGATCGTCCAGATATTCGTCTAAGTTGCGCTTTTCTTCTGCTTCTACTTGTCGATCTAGCCGAACTTCGTAATCATCTATCATATATTGATAACTGTCTAATACCTGTTGTTTCATTTCTTCACTCAAGTTTGCAAACGAAAGGATGGCACGAGCCACCGCTATTTGGTACATTGAATTAGCTTTATCCACTTCTTTTTTAATGTCCATTACAAACCACCTTCTATTAAAGCAAGTTGCTTTGCTTTGTTATATTCGGTAGTCAAACACTGAAGAACGCTCATACAATCAGAATAATACTGCTTGGCAGAAATTGCCGCATTTTCAGCGTCACAATGTGCATGAAATGCCTCAAGTGCAGAATTCGCAGCGTAAAGATGATCCCGTCTTATTTCTTCGATGTTCATTTTATGATCCTAGCAAGATTGAGAGATGTATGAGGTAAAAGCAACCGCCATTACTATCAGTGCGATTATAACCCACGGGGTAGGCTCGAATGGTGGGCGTGGTGGGCGAGGGAAGAACTCGTCATATTTGCTCATGCTGACACTCCGATTGAAGCAAAGTATTCGACTACATCGTCTGAATGTGTATCTGAACTTAAAATACTTCTTATTGAGCCAATCCAATATCCAACAAATTCTGGGTGGTAATCGAACGGGCCACCCCAACTGTTGTTTCCCTTTACACATCCTTTCTCTATTAGAGTATCACTAGCGTTATCCTCTGCTGACATCGCTATTTCGCTTATTTTGTTAATGCCTTCTAAATTAGCTGCATCGCGAAGCTGTTTTAATGTAGTCATTTTGTATCTCCAGTTAACCCCCCGAAGGGGGAGGGTTGTTTAGCTTATTCTTCCAATAATATTTTGACAGGCTAATTGTCTGATTGCGACCGCTGATCTTGTCGCGATTGCTTTAGCATCGCCATTACCGTTGTGGGTGATAGCAGCTAGTTTTGTTGCATCTTCACGGCTGTATCTTGTAGCCCTCAAAGGGTTGTAATCTAATCTGCAAGTCCCTACAGTCCCGTTCTTATCAATGTCTGGGCTTACAAACATTCCATCAATCATTACTACGAATGGGGTAGATGAAAGGTATGAAGATTCGAGTTCATTTTTATATTCTGTCATCTCGGTGTTGAGGATTCTGAGGAGTGCATCTTTTGTCGTTTGGTTGATGTTCATGTCTGTATCTCCGGTCGTTTCGGGCTTCAAAATGAATCCCGATGTAGAGAATACTATAACAGAAGTATTATAAAGTACACATATTTATAATACATTTATTTCTTTAATAGAATCAATATATTACAAATGCTTTCCCGCTTCCCGCTTTGCCCGTTTCGATATATTTCGGTGCAAGCGGGTAAAAGACAGTCTCCGCCGGAGAGCGTACAGTCTCCGCACGGACACGGATAATCTGAACGAAAAAAAGGGCTACGATTTCTCGTAGCCCCCTTTCCCTTTGCTGCTTTGATGGAGGTGTCGCAACTACCAGATTACGACTCTTTCATTATATATCAGAATGGCAAGTCGTCCGGCATATCATCGAAAGCGGATTTGTAAGGGTCTGATTTCTCATCTTTCATAGGAACTACGTTACCCGTCTCTTTTGCCTTACCCAAAAACTGGATGGTATCAGCCGCGATCTTGGTAGAGTATTTCGTTACACCAGACTTGTCCTCATACTTGTCCGTTTGCAGCCGACCTTGTACAAAGACCTGAGAGCCTTTGCCGATGTACTGACCGCAAAGTTCTGCCAGCTTGCCAAACGCTGAAATATTTACCCACTCAACCCCTTCACTTTTTTTGGTTTTCCAATCACAAGCAATACTGAAACTAGCTACAGAATCGCCAGCCGGGGTGACGCGCAACTCTACATCCCGCCCTAATCTCCCGATACCACTCCACTGATTCAGATCAGACATTTTTATTCTCCAGTTGAATTAACTCATCATCTACGTCTATTGAAAATAATTGATTTAACGAATCTTCTACTTCGCTTAAAAATTTATGCACTTCGGTTTCCATCTTCTTTATTAAAGCATCATCCCGATCCAGCCGAACTATAAATAGTTGTAGATGCTCCGGCACTCGTGGGTCATAACTTACAAAGTCGCACCAAGCCCGACCCGTTACCCACATCTGGGTCTGCATCTGATTGATGTAAGCAGCCGGGGCTTTCTTGTCGAGCAAATAGCCCAGGTGCGTCTGTGTATTAGGACACTTGATTTCTAATAGCCCTCCTGTATCGTTCAGAAGCCCATCAGGTGAAGCCCCAAGCCATTTTATCGTGGGGTGAGTATAGAACTCCGCCTCGTCCACAATACGCCCTGTATCGGCTGCATATCGCATCCTAGCGAAAGGCTCCTGTTCTGTACCCCACTCCATCGCCGCAGAACTAAAACTATCGGCTACTCGACCAGTGATACGTTCGGCAATAATCTGCATACGGTATTTGGCGCGGGTGACGGCTTCTCCTGATTTCCCTTTTGCGAGTACATCACTCATTTTACTTGCGGTAACATGACCGAGCCGCTGCGCGAACCATTCCGGCGATCCCTGAGTTATCATTTTAAGAAGTACCTCCCAATGACCTTCCCGTTATCGAGGTGGACGTTCTCTGTGTGAATGTTGTGGCCCATCGAGCGTAAGTTATAAACTCGCGCAGACAGTCTCATACATTGCGCTTCCATCATCGCATCTAAAGACGTTATCCGGCGTTTCTTTTTTAGCTGTGCAAGTAACCAAAAGTTCTGTGATGAGGGATTCATGTCGTTTCCTTTTCTATGTGAAGTACGCCTTTATGCCAGAGTTCAAGACCTGCACCGAATCGCATTGCAGCATTTCGCAGCGCATCTCCGATCCGTTCTTTGCTGGCGTTAGCCCCGATCTTTCCCTGTGCGTCTCCATAACCTAATCGAGTCACCCCCAGAACTGTCAGTCGAATCCACATCCCGCCTTCTGAGTCTACAAAGGGTAGTCCGTTCTCATCGTAAGCAAGCGGCTCCCAGTGCCAGCTAGGATCGACATCGAGAAGCCGATCTGTTAAAGCAGCGTGACCTACATACTCGAGGTGTACTACCTTCGGATGATGCCAGCCGTTACACTCTCCGCATCTAATTCCTTTGGTGTAGTCTTGCTTTACTTCTTCGGTCTGTTTTGCTGTAGGTTTTGGTAGTCTACCGATTAGATGATCTGGGAATTTGGTTCTCATCGTTACGGGTTCGGCTATAATTTTTTCCATCTTAACCTCCAAATATGGCAAAATGCCAACAAGTATTATAACTTAAATCAAGATATATTATAGAACTATCTGCCCTCCCATCCCTCGATAAAACCTGATAACTGTTTAGCAAGAGATTTGTAAGCCTTATTGTCTATTACAATTAATTTTGTATCTGGATGATATTTTGCCATTCTCTTAATTTTTGTTTTGCTTCTATCGTCCATCCACCCCTTTACTTCGTGATAAGACTCCGATCCATTTAATTCTTTTACCCAGAAATCTGGCAAGTAACTCATGCACCCGCGCTTTATTCCTTCAAACCAAAAGGTTTTGGATTCGTGCTTCCAATCCGCTATCTGCTTTTTTGATTTAAGCCATTCTAAATATCTCGCGTAATTAGCCTCCCAAGCAGACCTATAATATTTGCGTTCGCTTCCTATATCTCGCCAAGCAGCCTTCCAAGAAGCGTTTGCTCTGTTCATAGTTTGCTTTGCTCCAGCTATGCTCATTCTTAATGAATGTGCATCTTTTTTTTCTTCAGACATATTCGCCCACATACTTTTAGAATGTTGGCCCATTACTTCTTTTGCTTCTTTTGTATGGGTTTTCCCAAGCATCCCTTTGGGGTGTCCAAAGGTTGCTATTCTTTTTTTTGTTCTTTCGCCGATTATCTTTTTGCGTTCTTCCGTCATTTCGGGGAATGTATGCCCAAATTCTACAGCCCTTTTTTTCATAACCGCAGAGTGAACTGGCCTCTTTTTACCTATTTTGCTTAATCTTGCTTTTTCTTGCCACGCTTTAAAAAACTCAGAATTCTTATCTTGTTTTAAGTTTAATCTGCACGCCATTGTTCTGACTTGTCCATTAGATTTTTGCAGTTCGCCCATACACCATTTTATTCCCATAGTAGGGTAGTTATTAATAAGCGATTCCTTTTCAGCATCCGTCCATTTTGTTATCATTATTTTCCCTATAGGCTTAAACTAATTATCAACATCTTATTCTATAGTTAAAATTAAAAGTTTACAAGAATGACGTTGTAATACATAATACTCATATCAGGATTGATAAACCTGACCAACAGAGAGGGATTCATAATGCAATTCAGTATTTTTTTCGGTGAGATAAGGGCATACAGCCTACCCCTTTCTATGGTTGTAAGCCTGTCGGTTTATCCCCGGCTCTCACCGTAAAGGATATTGATATGCACTATTACAAATTCAACATAGCCGACTACCGTAAAGATACGGCTCACCTAACTCCGATGGAGCATTACATCTATCGCAGCCTGATAGATTGGTACTATCTGGACGAGTTGCCAATACCGAAAGAAACCGAGTCGGTTATTCGTCGGTTATCACTCGATAACCACTCGCTTGGGTTATTGCAGAATGTGCTACATGACTTCTTTAAACTCTCCGAAACTGGGTACATCCATAAACGCATTGACGTAGAAATTGCCGAATATCACGGCATGATTAAGGCAAATACTGAGAATGGGAAGAAAGGTGGTAGACCTCCAAAGCCAATACCCAAGCGGGAGAAAACCCAGTCGGTTAAATCCGCTAACCGAAATGAAAGCGAAATTAACCCTAACTATAAACCACTAACTATAAACCAAGAACCATTAACCATAGAGAGTCTGCGCGGTTCGCGCCTATCCATCCCCCAGATTCATGATGAATGGGTGAACTGGGCGATACTAGAAAGACCAGAACTGACCGCCGCTAAAGTCCATTCTATCTACGAGCAATTCTACGACTACTGGAAGGCTCAACCCGGAAGCAAAGGAATCAAGCTAGATTGGTTTGCAACTTGGCGTAATTGGGTAAGGCGAGATAAGTCTTTCGGTAGAGTAGAAAGGTTATCTGTTGCAGAACAGAATCGGGCAGTAGTGGACGCTTTCAATTTGAAATTAGATCAACAAGAGGAGGGGGCTATATATGAACACGAGTGAGAAAAAGGAATTTAATAACCTGCTTATCGGTACTTTTGAAGTCTACGGAACAAAACTAACGCCAGCGTCAATAATGATCTGGGCGAACTCTATGGAGAGATATTCTCTCGTTTCACTGAAAGCCGCGCTTTCGTATCATATCCAGAATTCCCCGTATGCTCCGAAGCCGTCAGATCTGATTCATATCATGCAAGCCCACGATGGGAGACCTTCTGCCGATGAAGCGTGGGCGATGATTCCACGCAATGAAAGCGTCAGTGCTGTTCTCAGTCAGGAGATGTTAACCGCTATGCAATCCGCGCAGCCTTTACTTAACGAGGGCGATCAGGTCGCGGCTAGAATGGCTTTCAAAGAATCTTATTCTCGTCTTGTAAACGAATCCCGCCAGACTTCTCGACCTGTCGAGTGGTTCCCTAGTCTTGGAGATGATAAGTACGGTAGGGAAGCAGTTATCCAAGAGGCTGTTAGGCTTGGTCGAATTAGCGCGATTCACGGTAAAAAGCTGCTACCCCAGATCACGAACTGGACTGAATTAATGCGGCTGTCATGACTTGGCCTGTGGGTTCTCAATACGTCGACCTTACTGGCAAAGGGTCGCTCGTTGGAATCGCTGATGAGATTCTCGCTATCAATAAATTAAACCGCCAGAAGCGAGACTCTGCCCAAAGAATTAGGCTTATGCGAACGGTGGAGATGAGGGAATACAAAAGGGAAAGCCGCGCTAGACCAAGCAAAAGAATGACCGAAGCAATGCGAGACATTGTGAAATACATCACTAAAAAACCCGGCGCACAACGTAGAGAATTGCTGGAAAAGGCTTTAGGTGGACACATTATCTCGCCCTCTAGTCTTGGCGGTAGCTTAAAAGCCCTAGTCGATCAGAAGATCATCACTGGAAACGGACGCACCACCAATCGAAAATTTTACTTAGTAGGAGGGAGTTTTGACTAACACTATAAACCCCACTATCAACCCATTTAAAGTCCTAGATTTTATTAGAGATCATGCCGAAGCATACGCCCAAGCGAAAGCAAACGTCCTTTATCTGACTGAATACCGCAAAAGTATGAAGGCGTTACTCATGAT